TGGCGATACTCTAAGAGCTGCTGGTGATAAAATCAATGACAACTTTGTGGATCTGTACAAAATACTTGGTGGTGATTCTGACTATCCTATGTCAGGTATTTCATTCGACAGCACAGGTATTATCTTTGAAGGCACAACAGTCGATGCTTATCAAACATATTTAAGAGCGAGTAATCCAACAGCAGGTGACGTACTTATTACAATGCCTGATTCTGGTGGTATTATGATCGTTGATTCTGCTGAACAAGATTTATATAATAAGCACCTTTATACTACAAAGATTGATGGTGAATTAAGACTTCATGGTGTATCAGGCACAGGATATTATTTTGTTAATTATCTTGGCCAAGTCGATTCTGGCACGGATCTAAATGTTAACTTTCCAGCATTAGCAGATAGTGCTACATTAGTATTTGATAACCATACACAGACACTTACAAACAAAACTTAAACATCACCAGTAATAGATAATGCAATTGTTCACGGATCAGTTCAAGATTCTGCTGGTTTGGAATTAATTACATTTACTAGCACTGGTTCAGCAGTAAACGAATTAAGAGTCACAAACTCTGCTAGTGGATCGGGGCCAATCATTACTGTTTCTGGTGATGATGCAAATATTGATATGCAGTTAACAACAAAGGGAACTGGCACAGTACTATTCAATGATCCACAGAGACTTGGTAGCGAGACTCTTACGTCATCTACAGCAATCAGTGTTACGGTACCACTTACAATGATTAATTCTGGTGCAGGCACATCGATGACTATGGGTGACGGTAACGGAATTGGACAAGTTAAAACGATCCTAAATATAGGTGCAGGATCATCAACTGTCACACCAACTAATTTAGGTAATGGATCCACATTTACTTTGCATCAGTATGCTTCGGTGGATGCTATCTGGCAAGGAGCTAATTGGTATTTGATGGGACTTGATTCAGCAGCGGGTCTTGGAAATAGAGTGATAGTGGCATAAGAGGAAAAAATGGCAGCAGTACTTAATCAACCAACCAAATTCTTACTGGCTCAGAGACTTCTGACAGAGGATTCTGATACTAATCTATATGTTGCTATTGGACGCAGTAATGACTGGGACAGCTCAGACACTGCACCAACACCAATTTCTACTGAAAGAGAAGAAAGAAATCTTCGTCTTGCTATGCAGTCCATGAAACAAGTTACTGCATCTTCACTCGTTGTACCACGTCATGCTTGGTCTTCTGGTACAATTTATAGCAGATATAATGATAACCAAGAAGGTAACGAACCGACTCAGCCATACTATGTTATGACTGACGAAAACCAAGTTTACGTATGTATTCAACAAGGCAGAACAAATGCAGGTGTTGCTAAAACATCTACTGTTAAACCAACAGGAACATCAACTGAACCATTCCTTACTGCTGATGGTTACATCTGGAAGTTCCTTTATACAGTTGGTTCACTCGATGCTACGAACTTCCTTGCAGCTAACTTCCAACCGATTGAATTCATTACAGATTCAGCAGGTGCACCAGGACTTACAGCATCACAGGTAGAACAGGTAGGTATTCAAGCGGCAGCAGATTCATCCCATGAGATCGTCGGTGCTCTTATGCTGAACAATGGTTCAGGATACTCATCAACACCAACAGTTACTATCGTAGGTGACGGATCTGGTGCAAAACTACAGGCAACAGTAAATGGTGGTCAGGTAACAAAACTAGAACTCATTGATTCCTCTGGTACGATCACAATGGGTAAAGGTTATAACTACGCAGAGATTCAAATCGCGGCACCAGTAAGTGGTACACAGGCAACAGCACGTGCTATTCTTGGTTCTAAATCTTCTACAGGGTTTGGCTTCGGTGCTGATCCACGTATTGATCTAAGAGCAAGAGCGGTTATGTACAACACCAAACCAAATGGTGCTGAAGGTGGTGACTTCCTTATTGATCAGGACTTTAGACAGATTGGTCTTATACAGAACCCAACACAATTCGATTCTAACTCACCTGGTAACCTGTTTACACAGGCAACAGCAAACGCACTTTACAGAATGCAGTTCTCTTCTATCGCTACTGCGTTCACGGTAGATAATACTATTCAAGGTGGTACAACTGGTGCAAAAGCATACGTTGATAAAGTAGATTCTGACCTGCTTTATTATCACCAAGATGAATCTACTGGATTCACCCAGTTTGATTCGGCAGAAAGTGTAACAGAAATATCTGGCTCAGGATCAGGTGTTATCCAGCATCCTAAGTTGGTACCAGAAGTTGATCCATTCTCCGGCGATCTTCTTTATATTGATAACAGAGCGGCAATTACAAGAACATCTGGTCAGGAAGATGATCTAAAAATTATTATTCAGATTTAACGGTGTAGGAAATGCCAAATACATTTAATTCAAATACCTTTGCATCAACTTATAAAGATGATTTTCTTGATAGTGATAACTTTCACCGAATCCTGTTTAACAGCGGTAAGGCACTTCAAGCACGTGAACTTACTCAGATGCAAACCATTATCCAAGAGGAGATGGGGCGGCTTGGGCGTTTCTTCTTTAAGGAAGGTGCAGCTGTAGAACCTGGTGGTTTTGGTGTATCTAATCCTGAATTTATTAAACTCAATACTTCAGTTAACACGCTTCCTGCTAATCCAAACGATCTGGTAGGTGTTGAGCTTACATCTGACGGCGGTATCAAAGTTGAGGTACAAGAGGTATTGACTGCGACAGCAAGTGATCCTGCAACGCTCTTTGTAAAATACACTGACACCTCTTCTGGTACAGCAGGAGCTACTACGATTCGTGTAGCACAAGGTGAAGATCTCAGCGGTGGAGGTTATACCCTTACTATTGGTTCAACTGGTACTGGCCAGACAGCACCTATTGTTGGTCGTGGTTCTAAGTTCCACAATGCTGAAGGTGTGTTCTTTGCTAAAGATCACTTTGTATACGCACCACCACAATCAATTACCGTTGCAAAATATTCTCAAACACCTGATGCTGATCTAGGCTTTCTGGTAACAGAAGATATTGTTACAGTAGATGATGATGATGGTCTTTATGATAACCAAGGTGCCACACCTAACCGTTCATCGCCAGGTGCTGACAGATATAGAATCAGACTTACCCTTATTAATATGGCTGATGTAGATTCTGATCAGAATTCTATTGAAATCGCAAACATGCGTAATGGTTTGATTGAAGCACAGATTGAGGCAGAAGATGATCTAGCAGTAATTGGTGATATTCTTGCTACAAGAACAAAGGAAGAATCTGGTAACTATATTGCTAAACCATTCCAGCTTTCTTTTGATACGGATTCGGCTGATACGTCAATATTAAACTTTAACGTTACTCCAGGCCTAGCATATGTAAATGGTTATCGTGCAGAAACAGAGCTTTTCACAGAAGTTCCGGTATTAAAACCAAGAACTACAGTAACAGAGAACAACGAGGTTTCAGCAGCTAACTTCGGTAACTATGTTCTTGCACTTGGTGAAGATAGTGCTGGTGGCAGAAACAGTTACGGACTTCCGAATATCAGTCAATTTGAACAGTTTAACCTAAGAAACCAAGTACATTATGGTGGTAGTACAATTGGTACTGCACGTATCAAAGCTATTGAAGAAGATACTGGTGGTAACTATCGTCTTTATCTCTTTGATGTTCAGATGAATGCCGGTCAGGCATTCCGTCGAATCCGTTCGCTTGGCACATCTGGTACAAATTACTTCAACGTTGATACAACTGGTGGTGTAAAGAGATTCGATACAACTGTAGATCTTGATAATCTTATTTTTGATCTTCCAGTTACACGTCCGAGAGCACTGACAGATATCAGTCTTACTGTACAGAGATTCGGTTCATTTACAGCAACTGGTTCAGTAGCAACCCTTACGCTAACAGCTGCAGATGAAACATTTGCGAATACAACAGACTGGATCGTCGCGGACTCAGCAATTAATACAGGTCTTGCTATCGCAGGTGCTGGTACACAATCAGCTACTATTACTGGTGTAGCACCAGGAGCAACAGTCGATGTTGCTTACTACGTTAACAAGTCTAATGCTACAGTCAGAACAAAAACACTGAACACTGCCGTAACTGAAACAATCACACCAGGTAGTGATGAAATAGTTCAATTTTCAAATGTTGATATCTTTAAGGTAAACAGTATTGAAGATAGTAGCGGTAACGATATTTCTGATCGGTATATTATTGATAATGGTCAGAGAGATGATTATTACGCACGTGGTAGATTAAGGCTTCGCGGGGGAGCGCAGGCACGAGGAAGTAGAGCAGTTTCAGTAGATTACGATCACTTTAGTCACGGTGCGGCTGGTTCCTTCTTTGCGGTAAACTCTTATACTGGTCAGGTTAACTACGAAGATATTCCAAGTTATACCTATAGAGATGGGACAACAGTTAATCTTAGAGACGTTCTTGATTTCCGTTCTTCTGTTAATTCATCTGGTACATTTGGATCAGGTGCACGTATCAACGAGATCCCACAGAACACCGATCTAATTACAACTGACGTAGAGTACTACCTTCCAAAGAATGCTATTCTCGTAATTGATACAGATGGCGTACTATCAGTTAGAGAGGGTCAACCAAATCTTCAGCCACAATTCCCAAGTATCTCACCAGATGAACTTGAACTTTTCAGAGTTCAGATGAATCCTTATACTGTTAATGACAGTGACTTGGTATCAACACGTATTGATGCTAAGAGATACACAATGGCAGATATCGGTCGTCTTGAAAAAAGAATTGACAATTTAGAAGAACTTACATCACTCTCACTTCTTGAGCTTGATACACAGGCATTCAGTGTACTTGATTCGGCAGATAATACTCGATTCAAATCTGGTATCTTCGTAGATAACTTTGCAGATCACCAGAGATCACTGACAACAGGTATTGATTATAGAGCAGCTATCGATCCTCAAGGTAAGGTTATGAAACCAAGAGCGATTGAGAAAAACGTTCCTCTTGCTTATGATTCATCACAGTCATCTAACGTTATTCTAAAAGGTGATAATGTATATCTGAATTATACCCACGTAAGTTATATTAATCAACCGTTGGCATCTAGCGCAATTAATGTTAATCCATTCGCAGTTGTTCAAGGTAAAGGTAAAATTAAGCTATCACCAGCATCTGATACATGGAAAGAAATAAGATACAATCCAGATAGAACAGTAAGTGGTGGGACAAAAATTAGACAATCTGATCGTCTTCTTGCTAACCAACAGATTTGGAACTGGGCAGGAACTAGTATAAATGATATCAACGTTAACGGTGTGGTTGTAGGTCAAACACTTGCTCAACAAACTAATAATACTGGTGACACCCAAACAACAGGTAGTATCTCGGTCGCTAGTATAGAAACCACGCGTGAGCTTATTAGTGATAGAGTAGTTTCAAGAGTCTCTATTCCGTTTATGAGAAGTATAAAGGTATTCTTTAAAGCACAGGGTCTAAGACCAAATACACAATATTTTGCGTTCTTTAATAAGAAAAAAGTTGCTAGCTGGGTAAGAGAAGAATCTTTCCAAACCGTAGCATCAAATGTTGTTGATTACGGTGATCAATATGCAAATGCAACAGCTCACCCAGATGGTGCTACAAATCTGATTTCAGATACTAACGGTACTATTACAGGATCATTCTTTATACCTTCAACAGATTCTACCAAGTTTAGAACTGGTGAGGCAGAATTTACTCTTTTAGATGTTTCTGCATATGACCTAACTGAAGCTATTTCACAAGCATCAACAACTTTCATTTCTTCTGGTGTACTAGAAACACGACAGAGAACATTCCTTTCTACGAGACACGTAACACTTACAGGATCTGGTACTTCTAGAAGAGTTTCTACCCCTGATGGATCTGGTCAGGCCGAGCCCGGTCCAGATCCACTAGCACAAACATTCTTTGTCACAGAAAGAACTGGTATCTTTGCAACAAAGATCGATATCTTCTTTGAAACAAAAGCATCCGATGGCGTACCGGCATTTGTAGAACTTCGTCCAGTAGTTAATGGTTATCCATCAGCAACAGAGACATATCCAGGATCAACAGTATTCCTTGCACCTAGCTCTATTACTACAAGTACAGATGCTTCAGTAGCTACAACATTCGAATTCGATGAACCAATCTATCTTCCAAATGGTGAACATTGTATTGTAATTGGAAGTGATAGTAACGCATATAAAGCATATATTGCTGAAACATATGCATTTGTATTAGGTACAACTGAAAGACGTGTTAATAGTCAGCCAACACTTGGTTCACTATTTAAATCTCAGAACGCAAGGACATGGGAGGCAGATCAAACAAAAGATCTTACTTTCCAGCTTTACCGTGCAGATTTTGATACTGCAGGTGGTTATGCAATTATTGAAAACGTAGATCTTGCACCAACACTTCTTGCTGGTAGAACACAGTTTGGGGGATTACTTAATAATCCTCTTACCACAACCAATGGCAGTGCAGTTGTACAGGTCAAACATCCTAACCATGGTCTGTTCGTTGGTAATACAGTAACAATTGCAGGTGCTACTGCAACAGGGGGTATTTCAGCAGGTAACCTAAATGGTAATAGAACAATCGTAGCTATTGACGGTACAGGATACACATTCACAGCAGGCGCTTCAGCAACAAGTGATGCAGTTGGTGGTGGTACGGCAATTACTGCAAGTCACCAAGCACAAGGTGATATGGCACTACCATTTATCGGTGAACCACTTCTTCCAATCCTTACCGATCTTACTTACGAGGCTAAGTTTACTTCTGGTAGATCTTATGCACACTCCGGTGGTTCATTACAAGTACCATATGTGAAAGATACAACATATAGAAATATCCAAGATAAATCGCTTATCAGATTTAATTCACCGAAGGTAATTGCAACTGCAACAAATGAAACAAGTGAACTTGGTGCTGGTATTCGTTCAAATACTTACAAGGTGAGCTTTAGCACAACAAATTCAAAAGTATCACCTGTACTTGATATGCAACGTGCATCGGTAACAATGATCAATAACATTATTGATAGACCAGCAGCTGCAGCCGTAGCAGGATCATTCAATGAACCGCTGGACACATTCGTAGCAGAGACTGATCCAGATGACGGTTCAGCACTTGCTAAACACCTTACAAATGTTATTGGTCTTGAAGAATCTGCAAAGGGTCTAAAGATCCTGCTTGGTGCAACACGTCCAAATGAAGCAGAAATCGAAGTCTACTATAGAACAAATGCTGAAGGTGATATTAATGAGGCATCATTTACAGAAGTAACGGTAGAAGGTGTACAACCAGCATCTGATGAAACAGGATTCAGATTTAGAGAATATGAATATCTCGCTGGTGGGTTAGGTGGTACGCTTGACGACTTTACAGAATTCCAGGTAAAAGTTGTTATGCTTTCTACCAATAGTTCTAAAGTACCAGTAATTAGGGATTTACGAGTGATTGCATTGGCGGTATAATAAATGAAAAGATTAAAGGTGGAAGGCAATCCTAGCCTAGTTCGTGATACAAGATCTGGTGCAATTATTAATATAAATAAGAAGGAAATCGACAGAGCAAGAAGATCAAAGGCTGAAAGAAAGAAGAAAGAACAAACTTTCGAAAATCTGCAGGCCGAGGTGAACAACTTAAAGAATGATGTAAGTGACATTAAAAGACTGCTCGAGAAATTAGTAGAGAACAAGTAATGGCAAAATCATACGTATCACTGTCATCAACCTTCCGAAATCTTGTTGATCAATTAAATCAACATGAGAACGGAATTGGTGATATTGCTCTCCTTACGACTGGCGATACTACAGGCGCTGACTCTGATCTAGTTGGGGCTGTTAATGAGCTTGACTCTGATATTGGTGCTAGACCGGCCACTAACTTAAATACTACTGCAAAGACACTTACTGCCGCTATTAATGAGCTTGACTCTGATATTGGTGCTAGACCGGCCACTAACTTAAATACTACTGCAAAGACACTTACTGCCGCTATTAATGA